AATTTTTGAAAATGTTCTTTCACCAGGCTTCCATCGTGTGGAAGGTTTTCTTCGTTGTACGTAAGGGTGATGAAACAATTGTCCTGGTGCATTTGTGATTCGTGCACGATTCGTGCTGCCCATTCCTTGGATCGGTCGATTCTGCAGCCTATGCATTGGCCGCAGGCCACTTCCATCGCGGCTCCTGCCAGGGAGGATCGCTTGAATACGATCCCCCCTTCTTCGATGTTTTCGAATCCTTTCAGCGGTGAATAGCATGTCACGCGTAGTTGTACGCTTTGGCGAGAGCGTATTCGATCCATTTGCCTCGCGCCAGGACGAGTGTCTTGGCGGTTCGGCCGTAGCCGGAACGCTTGTAATGTTTCATAGGCGGATGCCCCCTCGGACGGTCATCGCACGGTTTTTCGGGTGTACCCGCATTACGCCTTTAGCGAACATCTTCGCTGATTTGCGTTTCCCTATTTTGCGTCTTCGTCGCATTTGTTTTACCTCTTGGTAAGCTTTCTTTTGGTCCCGCAGGGACCGCGTGTCTGCTCATTTTTTGAGCACTTTCACAGTAGTCTCACTTGATGTCTACTGTGTAGGTGACACCATACCCCTCGTTCGTAGAAGAGTTCCGGCCCCTTCCCTTGGGTCAGGGCCGGTTTTTTCTTTAGCCGCCTGGTGGCGGCTCTGGTGCCGGTTCCGGTGCCGGTTCAGGGTCTACCACGTCCTTATTTTCAGGCAGTGGTTTTGACCTTGGTGCTGCCAGTTCTGGCAGTTTTTCTCTCAGATCGTCCTTGTTGGCCGGGTCGTTGACGTATTCGAGGAATTTTTCCGGGCTATTGGCGAATCTGTTTCTGACTGCTGAAGGCAGTTGTTCGAACATGGAGTTGGCGTTGGCGATTCTGTTTTGTGCTTCTTGGAAGTCGAAGTCGCTCCAGTCTCCGTATTGTCCTCCCCATTGTTCGAGGTGTGACAGCGTTCCCATTCGCGCGTGCTTCGCGAGGATTTGGTTTACGTCTGTTTCGTCTTTGAAGCTTTGCTTCGTTCTTCCGTCGGTGTATTCGGTCGGTTGTTGTGTTCCTGACATGCTCATTGTTGTGGCCTCGTTGTTGTTACGGATCCGCCTCGGTTTACGCCGTATCGGTCGTATCGTGTTGTTTCTCTGATTGTTCCGGCTGCGCCGCCTTTTCTCTGGCCGCCCAGTAGTCCTCTTAGGTTGAATGCGCCTGTTATTGTGCCTATTGCCTGGGCGAAGTCTTTTGTGATTGGCGCGGCTGCTTTTAGTTTTTGGTAGAGCATATTGTTGCCGCTGTTCACGAGCCACATGGCGAAGTCGTATTGATTTCTTACGTTGAGTATTTCCATTCCGCGGATTTGTCGGTCTAGCTCTTTTATTTTGTTGGCTGTGTTTATGCCTGCTGTTTCGGCTGCTGTTTTCACTTCTTGTGTGTCTAGCAGTCCGGTTCCTGCAGCGTTTTTCGTCGCTGCTGATCTGTTCAGGATGATCCGTGATTCGGATTCTTTGATTTCCTGATTCAGTTTTTTTGCTGCGAGCGCGGTCTGTACGCCTTGGCCGATTGCATCGGCTAATTTGGCGTTTTTGTTTTGCATCGTTGCGATGTTTCCTGCCGGCGTGCTTGCTGGTTGTCCTATTGCCAGTATTCTGTTTAGGCCGGCTTTTTCCATGTCTGCCGCGCTGCGTTGCATAGCGGTGTTAGACATTCTTTCTTGCCATTCCCTGTTTTCCCTGGCGATTCTTAGGTTCGCTTCGTTTGCGCTGTTTTGTCCGGATCGGCCGAATAGTCCGCCGATTACGTTGCCGAGTAGTCCTCCGACGGGTCCGGCTAGGCTTCCTAGTCCTGTTGCTATTGATCTTGCGGTTCCGCCGCTGCCTCCTACGGGATTGGTCCCGTAGGGATATGTTGTTGCTGGCATTAGAATCTGCCCAGGCCGACTGGGTCGGCGTGTAATGGCACTGGTCTTGCCGCTTTGATGTCGTGCCAGATGTCGGCGATGAAATGCGGTTCACTCGAGACCTGTATTGCTCTGTCGAGGGGTGTTCCGGTGTTGCTTGTTATGAAGGTGTCGCCGAGTGTTGGTAATGTTGCGAAGGCTTCGCTGAGGTTCCAGCTTGCGAGTGTTCCGCTTAGTGCGCCAGCGACGTCGTTCGGCCGTGCGAGTCCGGTCAGTTTTGAGTTTTGGTAGCGGTATTCGTTATAGCGTCCCGTGTAGCCGAAAACGAGCTCGTCGTTTGCGTCTTCGCTTAGGAATATTTCTTTGTTGAGGATGCTTTGTTCGCCTATTCCGCTTAGTACGGGGTAATAGAAGTCATACCTTGTTGATTTTGACCAGTATCTGTCGATGCCTTGGCTGTAGGTTATGTCTGCCCTTGCGTTCATCAATGCGATGATTACGCCGTGTTCTACGAAGGATTTCGTGAATCCGTGTTGTCCCTGGCTGTATCCGTATCCGGCGAGTGCCCCTTTTGCGTCGTCTGCGCTCGGTGTGGTCGGTTCTGTGGTCTGTGGTACTGGTGTTATTCCGACGGTTTGTGATCCTCCCCCTAGGTAAAGAGCGCGCTGGGCTGTGTAGTCTGGAAATGTGACTCCCCAATGTGCTTTGAGGGTTTCTACGTACCTTGTGCCTGATCGCGCGTCTCTCTCTAGCAGTCTTTGCGTTTGCATTGCCAGGCGTAGTTCGTTGATTGTTGCTGCGGTGGCGGTGCTTAGGTCTGCGTAGAGTGCTTCGCTCGAGAGGCCGGTTCGTGTTGTTTCTACGATGACTTCGTTTGGGCTGCCTGTTGATAGCAGTTGTGCGTAGTCGGTTCCGGTTCCTCCGGTGCCGTCCCATGACACACCGACGTCGCCGCCGGCCGCGCCTCCGTAGGCGACGGGTGCGGTCGTTCCGAGTGGTAGTGATACGGCGGTGCTGCCTTTTTGTGGCCAGGGTAATGCGCTAGTGAAATAGTCGTGTTTTTTTGCGCGTTTTTTGGGTAGTTCGTCGTATTCGCTTTGCGCCCTGGTGTCCGGGCCGTCGCCGTCTGTCCAGTCTAGTGAGTCGGTGAGGTTCTCGTCCCTAAACCATTCGTTAAATATTTTCCGGTATGCCCTGAACGGCAGTGCGTTTACAGTTGGTCCGTCGTCGGGGTCGTAGCCGACGGGTAGGCCCATGTAGTCTCCGAGGTCTCCGACGGAGATTGCTGGTTCGGCTCCGCCTTGTTGTAGGACTGGTATTGTGTAATCGATATCGTCCCCTGGGTCTGTCTGTGCGCCCATGAATTTCTCGAAGTTTGTCCAGAGAGTTCGGTAGGGGACGAAGAAGTAGAACTGGTCGATATAAAGGTTGTCTTGCAAGGGGTGCAGCGGTGTGGCTAGCCTTGCTACGATGGTGGTTTTGCAGTTCCAGCTGTCGCCTGGGATTACGTCCCATACGCCATTTGGTATCAGGTAGTCTGCGTCGAACGTTGTTTTCACGCCGTGGCTGAGGTTGAAGCTCGAGCGAGGTATATCCGCTCGTGGTACTTCTCCGAAGTTGTGTGGCGATATACCGACTTTAGTGCGTGTCATTATCCGATTTCCATGTTGAGTTGTTTGATGTTGTCCTGGTTAACTTGTCTGCTGTTGCTAACCATTTCGAGTGCTGTTGCGAGTTTTTCGAGTTCTTCGCCTTGCATTTTTCCGGTGGTGTCGTTGAACGCTCCGATCCGGTAGAGCGTGTAATCTTCCGGGTGTTTTCCTATTTCGTGGTCTGCGTCGCAGGCGATGTCTTTAAATCCTCTTACTGCCTGGCCGTCTGCCTGGCTAAAAAAAGGGCGCATGTATACGCCCGAAGCTACGTCGTAGATTGTGTATGCGTTGAGTTTCATTTTATGTCCTTGGTAGTTGTTTTAGTTGTGCTTTTTTGACCTTGTATTTGGCTATTAGTCTGTCGTGTTTGTATTCGTCTTTGTTTTTGTCGTGGAATAGTTTTCGGCGTCGTTTAATCTCTTTGTAGGCGTCTGGATCGGTTTCCGCATATATTTGTTCATAGTACTTAGGTACGCTTTTATAGACCCCTTTCCCTGGTATCGGACATTCATCGGCAGGAAAGAAGTCGGTTTTGTATTTTTTGTAGAATGGTCCGCCAATTCCTTCCCCTCGTTTTCGTCCGAGACTCATCGTGACGTATTCTGGTTGGATGTTGTAGAGTTCGCCTGTGCGCGTGTCTACTTTTTGGTAGTGTTCTTCGGCTCTGTTGCCGGTGATCTTTTTGAGTATGTAACGGCTGGTGTAAGCCGCCGTAAGGTAGTTCAGGTCGCCGCAAGTTGTGAATCCTTTTCCCCATATTTGTGTTAGTTCGTCGGATACGTAAGTTACGACATCATTGCTTGTGCTATAAGGTACCCGATCGCTAAAATCGATCCCAAACAGGCAAGCGTGATAATGAGGTCTGTCAAGGCCCGAACCATATTCCCCACAATGGAAAAACCGTATGGTGGTCGGTGCATATTTTCTCCTTAGTCGTTTCATGAATTTCTGGAAGTGTTCTTTCACCAGGCTTCCATCGTGTGGCAGGTTTTCTGCGTTGTACGTAAGGGTGATGAAACAATTGTCCTGGTGCATTTGTGATTCGTGCACGATTCGTGCTGCCCAT